AAGAAAGTTCTTCCCAGCTACGTTTGAAGAAGGTGGTATTGTAAATGGGCCAAGCCACAGCGAAGGTGGTGTACCATTTACTGTTCAAGGACAAGGTGGTTACGAGATGGAAGGTGGAGAGTTTATCGTTAACAAAAAAGCCGCTGCTTTCCACAGAAGTCTTCTCGAAAGGATAAACGGATCTGTTAAACCTAACACAAATGTAGCTCAACACAATTTTGCAATGGGGGGATTAGTAGATGTGGCTAAAGAGGCAAACATACCTGTAGCTGATTCTACAAAAGAAAGTGTAAATTACCTAAAGGCAATTGCAAATGCTACATTGTCTACAGCCTCAGACATGAAGAAACCAGTGAGAGCTTTTGTTAGTTCTAAGGATTTAACTACTGACGAAACGTCAAGAAGACTAAGAGAAAGAAACGATAGAATATGAGTTACGAAATAAAAAGTGTTATTGTTAATGAACTCGCACCTAACTTCAGCAACATTCGACTTTTGAATAATGGGAAAATAGACTTCCCTTCTTCTACGTTTGCATTCCAAGACCGAGACATTGTTCATGTGAGATACAAGTCTGGTAATTTTAGAAGAGGTATATATTTATTAGCAAGTGTTAGAGACTCTGCAACAGACTTTACATTTGATTCAAACGTGTACCCTTTTGGTACCACTGTTTTAGCAGCTGACGTGTTGGGTGCGTCTGTTTATAGAGCTTCTGGGTTTACTAAGATATCTCAAATTGATTTCAATGTAGAGGTTGCACATGGTTTGTTTTCAAATGAGTACAAAAAATATTCTACGTCTAAAGATTTTACTCTTTCAATAAACGCAGAGAATAAGAGATTTTTTGATAGCTTTGATGATTACGCATATGAGGGTAAGATGGTCATTGCTGATTTCTGTAATGACTACGCCTATGGTATTGCCTTGAGAGACAATAACTATGGTTTAATAAAAAATGTGTTTAATACAAAAATACTTTTTAACGTAGCTACACGATGAATCTATCATTACATTTAAGCACAGACAATGTAAGTTTTACTGAAATTGACTTGTTTCCAAATCAAGTTTTAAATTATGATGCGGAGTTCTATGATGATAAGGACATAACTAAAGTTAAGCTTCCTTTTAGTACAGATATAAAACTGCCTTTATCATCTGCTAATAAATTGTTTTTTAGTTACGATCCACTATCTGATGATGTATCTTCTTATCCGAAATCAGATTACTTCTATAAAATATATATAGACAACACGGATCAAACTGAGCTGTACGGAATACTTAAAGTAGAGGAGATTGAGTTTAATAGTGACGAGCCTTATATAACTGTATCTTTAAAAGACTTCTTGTCTAGGTTTATGTCTGAACTAAAAGACATAAAGGTTGGGGACGTACTTACGGATTCTTTTCACACAACCCGTCATGAAATTTCTGATTTCTTTGACACTACAGCCAACGGAGGTGAGGCTGGAACAATTGGTGCTCAACCAGACGTTAATAGAATTGTAAACTTTCCTTACATAGACTTAAACAACGATGTCGAAAAGTATGGGTTCTCTAAAAGACAATTTACTGAATACGGATCTGGAACTAAACGTCCCGGTATAATTCCCTCGTTATCTGTTAAAGAGTATTTAAAGCAGATAGGAACCTACCTAAGCACATCAAGCGTACCTGTCCGTGTAAAGTCTAAGCTTTTTGGAATTAATGAAACTGAAGCTATCCCAGACTTTGAGCCAGAGAAGCTACAAGTCGTTCTTCCTGGTAACCTTCAAGCCAAACAAAACGTAAATACAAGAAAATTCTCTTTATCAAGAGCACCTCGCCAGTCTGGTAGAAATGAAAGTTTAAGTTCAGAAACAGACATTGACGGAAATGATAAAGTTCAATCTACAAATTACTTTGGGAGCTACGCTTCTTTTGGTAACTTCTCGTCAACACCTAGCACAACTTATCAGAAGTTTGGAATTAAGAGAGCACTAAACGCTTCCTTTGGTGAGGACACTCAAGGCGAAGCTGGATACTTTTGTCCTAACATTAGTTTTGACGGAAGAATACAATGGTTTAACGGAAACCCATCTAACCCTAGTGGGACTATAACATTAAACATACCTACGCTAAAGGAAGATAGATTTGTGTATAAGCTATTGCCTCAGAATCTTAATACAGATATGAAGTTCGCTATATACATGGATTTGTATGAGGACGGATATCCTAAGAAAAGAATAAGATTAGAAGACTCTAACGGTTTACCTATTGTATTAGCAGCTCAAGACGCAACAGCTGTAGCTGGGGATTCAGAAAAGTCTAGCGTAGTATTGACTAATGCATTAGGGCCAGACCATTCAATTAAATACACTGCGCTATTCGGTTTGTTAGCTCAAGAAAAAGCTGCTATACTCGATTCTAATAGACAGCAAGATTACGCAGATGCATTACAATGGAGCACTGAAGATTTGTATTTACCTGAAAACGAATTTCTAGAAACAACATTTTTTGGTGACAGTAGATATGGATTCAACTTATTTGTTGAGCCAATCTCAGGCTCTATCTTTGCAGAAACAATCACTGCTTTTCAAGGAGTTAACTCAAACGGAACACCAGTAAACAACGTGATTAACCTCAATCACTTTCGGTCATCAAATTCTGCTAGCGCAATTTATGGGATAAACGACTTGCGTAAGGTTGTCACTGAAATGGCTGGTACTACTTTAAACATTGAGTGCAAGGCAAATAAAGACTTTATACCTTATTTCCCTAGTGATGAGTACATTATCAAAGATTCTCTAAACAATACTGTGGCTTTTGGCCCACAAGAACTACTGTCTAAGATATGCAAAAGATTTGCGTGTGGGTTGTTTTATGAATTTGACGGTTCTTTTCATAACCTTATAATCGATCCTATTCACTTATTAAGAACCTCAACTGTTTCTATAGATGAGTCTGTAGATGACTTAAAGTCTATAAAAATATTTAGACCAAAAGACTTGTATAAAAACTTGTCTATCTCTAATGAAGACTCTGGACTTTTCTTTGATGATGAGGATGATGATGGGAAAACTATAGGTTCGACTATACAAGAGATAAACACTGATGGTGTAGATGATTTAGAAATAAAATTAAAATCTTCTGTATTCTTTAAATCTCTTTGTGGCGATGTTTATTTTGAATCTGGAGAAAATGTTCTTCAAGGAATCATAAGTGAGGAACAAGCGGGTGTTGTTAGAAACGTACCGCCTATCGTATCTGAAATGGGAACTAGATTTGCTTATCTAAATCCTCCTTCAAATGAAACAAATCTATTGGTTCCTTTCTGTATAACATATATATCTAGATCTAATCTAAACACTACTACTCAGAGAATCTATAGAACAATGTTTGCAGACGGTACACTTACAGAACAGCCTAACCATGTTTTCAACGGTGAACTTTCACATATTAGCTCTGCTGGTTTTAATCTTTTAGCAGAAGACGAAGTTGGTACTACGACAGACTACTACGATTTAATTTCTTCGGCAGAATTTGTAAAGGCAAAAAGCTCTGTGGGAATCGAGTTTTCAATGGTTGTGCTTACACATGAAGTTGATAACGTTTCGTTTATGCTTAACAAGTCTAGCTTGTCTTACATAAATAACCAAAATGTATTAATAAAATCAGTGTCTGGAGAAGTATTTGAAAAGTACACGTACCTAGACGTAAAAGGTATTATTGAATAATTGTAAATTATTTATATGGCTACTTACAACGATTACCCTTCATCCGCATCTAACAACGCTAAGAAAGTTCTTGAGTGGAAAAAGAAGTACGGAAAAGAAGTTAAAGGAATGACTTCTGTAGGCTGGACTCGTGCAAACCAATTAGCGTCAAAAAGAAAACTGAGTTATGAAACTATTGCTCGTATGGCTGCGTTTAACCGTCATAGAAAAAATGCAGCAGTTGATCCAAAGTATAAGTCAACGCCTTGGAAGGACAATGGATATGTTGCTTGGCTCGGCTGGGGAGGAACATCCGGAGTTAACTGGGCTATTAGAAAAGCGGAGACAATTAGAAAAGGCACAGTCAGAGCTAGTGTTGGAATCGATGATCTCCCCTACGGTGATCGTAAGAGAAAAGATGACTATGCTACGCAAGGCAAGGATGGCTCGATTAAGAAGTCTCCCAAAGCTCCTAAAAGTAGCACTCCTGAAAAGAATCCTAAAGGTGTTGGTAAAGGTGGAAAACTATCTCCAAAGATTATTAAGTCTATAACCAATAAGGTAAGTAAGTACAATGAAAAGTACCCCGATAAAAAGATTGGTGTTGGAGCTGCAAAGCGTGTTGTACTTCGTGGTATGGGTGCATATAACACAGGGCACTCCCCAAAGGTCACAAGTGCTGCACAATGGGGACTTGCTAGATTAAACGCTTTTATGTACCTGGTTAAGAACGGGAATCCTTCGAACCCTAAGTACACACAAGACAATGACTTGCTACCAAAGTGGCATAAAAAAGCAAAGAAAAATGGATAAGGATTTACCATTATACGATATTACACTTGAGGATTTTGAACAAGGTATGTACAAAATTTCTCTAGTGGACAAGCCAGCGATAGAAGAAAACTTCATCTACTTCGATAAAACTGAGGTTGTAGAGATGTTTGCTAATGACGAAAAGAAAGAAGTTGTTGGGCCAATTATGATCCCTAACAAACAAATCCTACGTCACTCGCTAGAGAATGGTTACTACTATGTAAGATTCACGGAAGAAACAATCCGTGACATTATGTATAACTATTCTAAGAAAGGTTTGTTTAACCAATTTGGTATTCACCATGAGTACGATACAAGCGAAGTGGTGATGCTTGAAGTTTGGATGAAAGAGTCTAAGAACGATAAGTCTACGGACTATGGTTATGACCTTCCAAACGGAACCGTATTCGTTAAGGCTAAGATTGAGTCTGATGAATTGTTTAGTGCGATTAAAGAAGGAGAGGTAAATGGCTTCTCTATCGAAATTCAAGCTGATATTAAACCCGTAATAAAAGAAGAACACATGAACGAATTTAATTTTGCTAAAGAACTAGGCAAGATGGAGGCTCAACAAGAGGCTTCAGCTGCTAAGTTTGAGGCTAAGATTGTCGCTTTGGAAGAGGAGAATGCTACTCTTCTAGAAGTGTTGACCTCTTTTGAAGAAAAGTTCGCTGGCGTTGAAGACCTAAAGTCTGCTGTCGAAATGATTCAAAAGCACATCTCTGCAATGGCTGATACTCACGAAGAAGAAAAAGAAGAAGAGGAGAAGCACGAGGAAGAGAAGGAAGAAAAAGAAGAGGAAATGGTTGAAAAGAAAGAGAAGTACATTGCTCCTCCAACCTCAGCCACAGACCTTTCTGAAGAAAAAGACGAAGAGAAAGAGTACGAAGCCGTTGAGGAAGAAGTAACTCAATCTGAAGTCGAAGAAGCTTTTGCTGCTGAACAAAAAGCAGAGGAAGTGGAAGAAACAGTAGAAGATAAAACCGTGGTTTTTAATGCTATCACAGCAGAGAAAGTAGACATGGTAAATGATTTCTTCAATCGTTTCAAGTAAATTGTAAATTAATAAAAACGTAACTCTTTAAATTTAAATAAAATGAGTGTATCTATTGCATCTTTACCATATGGTGACCGCAGACAAAATCTGTTTATCGACTCTATGGTTAAAAGCGCAGCGGTTTTAAACCGTTTCCGCTTAATCGATGGCGTAAAAGCCAAAGTAAACGTACCTATCTTTGACGCTTCATTGACGTTTGGTACAGACCTATGTGCCTTCACACCAGCTTCTTCTGCTTCTATCAGAGAAAAAGAAATGACTGTTGACACTTACAAGTGGGCATTCCTAAACTGTAAGAACGTTCTCGAAACATCTTACCGTGGACTTCTTTTGAAGAAAGGTCAGCACAACCCAGAGACTATGGACGCTGAGTTCAAGGATTGGGTATTTGACTACTTCTCTAAATTAGCTGCTGAGAAAGCTTTGACTCTTGCTGGAACTGAAATTGAATTAGAATTAGGCAATGACGCTGACGTTATTGACGTTACAGTTCTAGCTTTGACTTCTTCAAACATCCTAGACGAGATGGAAAAAGCATACGAAGCAATGAGTGCTGATATGTTGGCTGCTATCTACGGAGACGCAGATCGTGATTTCAAACCAGCGTTCTTCATGAACACTGTGAACTTACAAAAGTATCAGATTGCTATTGCTGAGAAATTCACAACTACTCCAGAAGGTATCATCGAAGGTAACATCCCTCCGTACTACGGAATGGAAGTTATCCACATGGCATCTCTTGCTGACGATTCTTTCTTTATCTCTGCTCCACAAAACTTGTGTATGTTGACTGATGACTACAACGATGTAAAAGCTATCGACATGAAGTACGAAGCTGAGTTGTCAAGCGACAAGATTTGGGGCCAGTTTAAGTTAGGTTTCTCTTACTTGAAAGGCGAGGAAATCGTTTACGCTCAAGTATAATTAAATTAATGGAGGGGCTTAGTCCCCTCCCTTTAACCTTAAAAAAAATAAAAAAATGGCTTGTGAATTAGATTTAGCTGATGTAACATACGACTGTACTGATCTAGGTATCGGTGGTCTAAAGTCTGTATACATCGCAAACCGCTCAAAATTAATCGCTAATTCGGACACTGCAAATGCTGCATGGGTTCCTATTTCTGTTAGTGGAGATGCTGTTACTGTAACTCAAGATGCTACTATCGCCACTGGTGCTGATGATAGCATTTTAGGAACAATTGGTGCTGATATGTCAGCGCAGATTAACTTTAACTTAAAAGATGGTTTCTCTGTCTTTACTGATGTTAAGACTGTAACTGCTGATGGTATCGTATCTAGTGTACCTACTGTAGCTGTAGAAGTTCCTTCTATGTCTTTGGCTCACCGTAATGCATTGAACGCTCTTGCTTCTGGTGGTTCTGAATTGGTTGCTTTCGTAGAGACTGCTGCTGGTACTTACCATATGCTAGGCTTCGATTACGGAATGTATGCTGCTACAATTGACGGAACATCAGGTTCTGGTCGTGGTGAGAAAAACCGTTTCCAAGTAACCCTAACAGGTGACGAGGATTCTTTGGCGTACAGCCTTACTGCTGATCAGTGGGCAGACATTACTAGCTCTGTTGCTGCTTAATAACAGAATCTTGTAAATTAACACAAGGGGAGGGACTAATACCCCTCCCCTTTTTTTATATCTATTATATGAGTTTTAGCTGTAGTATTTTACTTGAAGATTTAGACATCAACTGCAACAAAAATGTTGGTGGTATTACCAAAGTAGTATTAGGTCTTCAAAAAGATTTAGACATTGCGTTTGATGCTACCGATGAAACAATTATAACTCAAGCTCAATTAGCAGACCATGTTGTGTTTGAGCACAACAACAAAGACTCTGTAACTAATTTTTCAGAGACAAAAGTAAATAGTAATGGCTTAGGTGTTATCTCTACAGAGATATTAATAAGAATACCATTTCTAGATAGAAAAATGAACCAAATAGACTATATGTCTAGAAGACAAGATTTGGTTTGTATAATGTACCATAATAACGGAACGGCAACGATTAGTGGATGGATGGATGCTTTGACCATGAACTATACAGCTAGTAGCGGAGCATCAAAAAATGAGCTTTCATATATAGATATAAGCTTAGTTACAGATAGTTGGATTGCATCAATGGCTTGTAGTCAATCCGTAATTGATTTGAATTAATGAGCTATGCCCCTATAAAAACAGGGTACAGTCGTAACTCTCAACAAGTAAACTCTAGTATAGTTGATTACTTAATTGGGGGTATAGAGCCTTATAGCTCTAATAGTATTACTATAATAACAGGGAGAGTAGATTACCTTATAGGCAACAAGAGCTACTCTTCTGGAGCAGATTTAGAACAAACCGATGCTGGTTTTTCTAACTTACAATGGGAACAAATAGAAGCACTTTGGGAAACTATTAATGAATTTTGGAACGTATAATGAGCAACATTACTAAAGATAGAAACTACTATCAAGCAACAACAGGAGACTTAGGTTTCCGTAAACTTTCTGCTGGGGACACTACTCCCAATGGAGAAAAATATAGATTTATAGTTTGTCTTCAAGAGGCTAATGTAAATGTAGAAAGTGAAGTAGGAGATTCTCTAACGGGACAAATTTTGCCAACAGGGATGACTTTGTTTGGGAGGTTTAATGAGGTGCAATGTTATGAGGGAGTTGTTCTAGCATACATATCAGAGTAATGATAAACCTTGCTCTATCTGTACTATCTATATCAACACGATCTGCTGCCTTAATTAATCAGCAAAACGAGTTTGATAACGTACAGTGGAACACTATACAGATGCGTTGGGAGACAATTCAAGATACTTGGGAAGCAGAATTGTAAATTAAAGAGATGGCTACACTAACTGGAAATAAACCAAAGGATACATACAAAGGTCTTATAAAGACCTCCGATTCTAACGAGCTAACATCAGAGAAACAACTCTCAGATGGTAACGGAAATAACATACCCCTTCACGTAAGTACGGACAGTGTACGATTCTCTGGCGAAGTCAAGGATTCTTCGTCTTCTGCTGGTTCTGAAGGTCAATCACTACTTGTCAACTCTAGTGGCACTGTTCAATGGACAGACGTAAAATATTCACATAACCAATCTGTCGGTTCAGACCGATGGACGGTACAACATAACTTAGGTTTTAAACCAAGTGTAACTGTGTTAGATTCTAATAGTAATGAGGTCTATGCAGAAGTACAGCATTCTAGCAACAATCAGCTTGATGTTAGATTTAAGAACGCCCAAACAGGCAAAGCATATTTAGTTTAATTTATATATAAAAAAGAATGGCAATTAAATTTTTAGCTGACTTAAACCTCTCAGGATCAGAGCTGGTTTCAGCAGCATTAGAAACAAGAGCAAGTGCCCAAGCAAGCGGAAACGTAACGGGCCAAGTCTACTTTAACACTACAAACGATACAGTAGAAATCTTCAACGGCACTGAATACATTGTAGTTGGTAAGGAGTTTTCTGCTGGTAATGGTATTACACAAACAGGTACTGTATTTTCTGCAAATGCTAATGATGGTATTAGCGTAGGTGCAAACGGTATCAGTGTTGATAGTACAGTAATCCGTACTACTGGAGCACAGACCAAGGGCGGGAACATGACGTTCTCTAATGACGTTACTATAACTGGTAACTTGACTGTAAGCGGTACACAGACTATCTTAAACACTGCGGAACTAGCAGTAGAGGACACTAACATTACATTGAACTCTGGAGCTAGTGAGGGTGCTGATAGTGGTATCTCTGTACATAGAGGTCAAGGTGAAGATGTACCTGTATTACAATGGAACGAGACTAATGACCGTTGGGAATTTACTAACGATGGATCAACGTTCTACAATATACCAGTTTCTTCTGAGTACAGCGTTTACTCTTTACCAATTGCAAGCTCATCTGTTTTAGGTGGTGTTAAGGATGGTGCTAGAATTACTATCTCTGCGGATGGTACAATTTCGGCTGATACGCAAACAGCAAACGACTTTACTGATGCTTTGCTTACCAAGCTTAGTGGCATTGCTACTGGAGCAGATGCTTACGGATCGTGGACTGTATCTGATGGCACAAACTCTGAGTCAATAGGTAGCGGAGACACGGTAGCATTCCGTAGTGGTACAAACACTACTGTATCATATGATGATAGTACAAATCAGTTTACATTCTCTTCTACAAACACTCAGTTGTCTGATTCTGATGTTCGTAGTAAAATCTCTGCGAGTGGTTTAGTTAGCTACAATAGTAGCACGGGTGTAATCACTACTACTGCCAATAACTTCTCTTTATCTGCGGCTACCACTTCAGCTTTAGGTGGAATTAAAGTAGGTTCAAACCTTACAGTTACTGCTGATGGTACACTTTCGGGTACTGCGAATACTCAATTGAGTGCAGAAACCGTAAAAGACTACGTTGCTGATGTAATGGTAGGAAGCGCAACACACGTTGGTCTTACTGCTTTTGATGCAGATGGTAGCAATGCTGTTAACCTTACCAACAACTTTAACACTTACGTTGCTTCAATTACCAACCATGCTGGCGGTGATTTCGATATAACACAAAGCACTAGTTCAGTACGCCACCCTGCAAATATCTCACTGTATGACAATAATGGCAACCATGTTATCCCAGAGATTCTTTATACTTCTGCTTCAACTAAGTACACTTTAGTTGGTTTACCAGCGGGTTCTTACGATGTAGTAGTTTCAGGTAAAAGAGCGTAGTATTCAAGTATAATAATTTATTATATTTGTTATTAAAATAATAATTGTATGGCCATTAAGATATTAGGAGATATTAACGTTACAGGGAGTCACCAACTAGGTGCTTCTGATATTCCGAATCTAGCGGCAAGTAAGATTACGAGTGGTACATTGGGTACTGCTCGTATTCCTTCTTTAGCTGCCTCTAAAATCACAAGTGGTACATTTGATGCGGCTCGCATACCCGACTTGTCTGCGACATATCAGGCAGCGGGTAACTATTTTACCGATGGCGATTCTGTTATCAACATGAACAATAACGATGGGTTTAGCTATAACGACACTACAAACGTAATGTCTGTAAAGCTAGATGGAACTCTTCGTGAACTATACCATACAGGTAACCTAACACCTTTAACAATAGGAACAACAGCTACTACAGCTATGGCGGGTAACACATCTTTATTTGATGGTGCTTACGATTCTCTTAGCGGTAAACCGAATTTGTTTGATGGTGCATATAGCTCACTAAGTGGGCTGCCTACTTTAGGTACAGCGGCAGCAACGGCTTCTTCTGCTTATGCTACAGCAGCGCAAGGTACATTAGCAGATGGAGCATTGCAAAAAACAGGTGGTACTGTACAAGGAAATTTAATTGTTGGAAATGTCGATACAGCTTCTGACAGAGTAGTGAAGGTTCTTGCTGACCAAAGCTATAAGGCTGGGTTCGAGGCTTTCGGTGATGGTCAAGGAACGGGTTACTTATATGTAGGTCAGTCAGGTAGTTATGGCGGTGGAGTTTCTTACAATGGGGACAATTCTCCTGGATTTATAACGGGGGAAACGGCTGATAATATAACCTTCTTTAGAAGAGATGCTGGTACAAACACAGAAGTGTTTCACTATCCTTACAATAGTAATAATGTAACCTTTAACGGAACAATAACAGCTAGTGGAAGTAACTCTGGTAATTGGAATACTGCTTATGGATGGGGAGATCACGCACAAGCGGGATACGGATCATCAAATTTTGATGGTGACTACGATTCACTAGCTAATAAGCCTAATTTATTTGACGGTGCTTATAGTTCTCTTAGCGGTTTACCCACTTTGTTTGACGGAAATTATGATTCTCTTACAGGCAAACCCACACTAGGTACTGCTGCTGCAACTGCTTCCTCAGCATACGCAACCTCAGCTCAAGGAACAAGAGCTGACGATGCATTGCCAAAAGCGGGTGGCACAATGACGGGTTCACTTACTATCGGAGATGGTTCAGCAGCTACTAGATTAATTATAAAGAGAGTAGATAGTACCACATCTGATGATATTCAATTCTTTAATGGTACTACAAGAGTCGGTGAGATTGGAACTCAAGACACTTCATGGCTAAGAATAAATCAAAACACAAATAAAAATATATACACTCCTAGGTATATGCGTGCTGACGGAGGATTCTTCGTAGACGGCACAGCTAAGGGGATTAACGGTAGTGGTAACTTTATTGGGGGTACTATTACAGGAGCGAGTGATGCGAATGTATCCAATTGGGACACGGCATACGGATGGGGCAATCATGGAAATGCAGACTACGTTACGACTGAGGCTTTAAATGAATATGGATTCCTTACCTCTGAAACAGATAGCCAAACATTATCTATAAGTGGTACTACGCTTTCGTTAACTAACGGTGGTTCAGTTACTTTGCCTACAAGTACAGGCCCCGAAGGGCCTGAAGGGCCGCAAGGACCAGAGGGGCCGCAAGGACCAGAGGGAGCTGCTGGAGCTGCTGGAGCTGCTGGAGCTGCTGGACCAGAGGGGCCACAAGGCCCCGAAGGCCCACAGGGGCCACAGGGGGATGCAGGGCCCGAAGGGCCACAAGGTCCTGCGGGAAGTAATGGAGCTGATGGAGACGCTAACTTAGATAACCTATCT